AATTAATTGATGCAATAACTAGTTATGGGAAAAACCAACAACTAGTTATGGGAAAAACCAATAACAAGACATTGGAAAAACCAATAACTATTACAGAGAATAAATCAGAGAATAAAAATACTATATATAAAAATAAAAAGCTTACTCCTCAAATTTCTTCTGATAAAGAAAATAAACTAGGTCCTAATTTTCAGAAATGGGAAAATCCTGAAGATATAAAAGAAAGATATACAGAACATTGCAAAAAGCAAGGAAATAGAATTATTTTCAACAAAGACGGAGAACAAAAACAAATAAGCCCAGAATCTTTTTCAGAGTTAGTATTTCAAGGAATGGAATATTTCAGTAAAATTAATGAATCAGCTAATACTTTATGTTATACAGATGTCCAAATTAAAGCTATGGAAGAAATGTTAGAGAATGAGAAAATAGGATTAAAAGGAATAATTAAAGCAGTAGAATCTATAAAGTTTTTTAAAAAAGGAATAGATTATTATGATGCTGAAGAATTATCAGCAGAATTAGAATTTAACTTTAATAACTGTATTTGCCCAAATGCTAATACTCCAGT